TTCACCCACACTTCCAAGTGAGCATCCCCGAATTCAGGCGCATAATCCGCGAACAAAATCTTTTTGAAGATCTTCGGGATATTAAAGGCCATGGCTTTCCTCCTAGATCGATGCGACGTTGCAGATGACGCTCGGTGAGAACAACTTGGCGCCGGTGGCGTCGTACATGCCGTGTAAAATGACCGTGTCCAAATTCGCCCCCTTGGTGCGGTCGACAGACGCCATCGAGACCACATCTTCGATGTACCCGCCCAGGTCAAACCGTGCCAGCATGGCTTCACCAGTACCGATTACCGGACCATTGAAGTCCAGACGGCACACTCTAAACTCGCCGGTGGCCGCGCGCAGTGCTTCGGTGACCGCTCCGCGTTTTAGCGTCAGTGTCAGCATGAAGCTCATGGGTCCCTGGCCGACATCGCCGAAGGTTTCTACAGCTCCGCCTTTGAAATCAGGGTGCAGACCGCTCAACAGGTCCNNACAATCCCGCCAGCTCGGTATCGCCGATATCCGCCCACAGGCTGTCCATAAACACCTGAGCCAGTTTCGTGCTCAAATAGGTCATCTCCAGCGCTGGTAGAGCCGCCGTAAAGGTTCCGGTCGTGTTCTCTTTCGCAAAATAATCTGCTTCACACTTGACCGAACTCTCCCCGCCGTCCTGGTTGACCGTCCCCGACAAATGGAGCCGCTTAAACATCGAATAAGCGTGCACGAATTCCTTCGTATTGTCCCCGCGCTCGATCGTGAAGCTGTCCTGGGCATTATCCGCTGTCAAAGAGGGCTCATGTGCCCACAAATAGTCGTCCTGATCGGGGGTTTGCTCTGCAGGCGTCACACCGCCCTTAAACGCCCCTGAGAAGAGATAAGGCAGCAGTTGAAACGACGTGTGATCCCAGCTCAGCGTATCTTCCACCAGACGCCCCTGCACAAATCTCCCGGTCACATCCGCGTTCACGCCCATGTCATAAGGCACCGATGTGACTTTGCGGTCTATAGGCAGCGCCTTCTGGATGATCGGCACTTTCTTGGTCGCTGCCACAACCGTACCGTGAGCCAGCGCGCTCTCTTTACCGATTTGAACCATTCCCAAAACAGGTGTTGGTGACATTTTGATACCTCCAATTTAAGAACTAAACTCCAACCGTTAATTTGTTCGTCAGGCTCTCGCGCACTTCCCAGTAGGCGACAAGCCCAAAATGATCGATCTCGGATCCATAATTGAGAACTTCCATCTTGATGGACCCGCTAGATTTCAATTGAAAACCTTCCACCAAACCGCCCAGCGTGTAACTGGCCGCGGCTGCCTTCGTGATATGCCGGTAGAACTGCCATATATAAGACAGGGATGTTTTTTTTACATCATTGGTCAAATAAAATTCCGTCTGCCCGCGCCACACCACAGTGTTCAAACCAGACTGGTTGTAATCAACATCCATCGATTCTGGGATGATGAGCGAGATCGCGCAGGGTACCTTGCCGATCGACTCAGGGAATTTGTCAAAGTCGAACGCAGTAAGCGGCTCGTTTTTCCCGTCTCTGATCGTCCGCCATTGCCGTACCAGTGCCGGCCCCCACAACTCTACGCCCCAAAGATCAGCCTTTTGCATGTTTACCCAACTCCTCTACCATCCGGTGGATCGTATTATTTAGCGTGGTGATCACCATCGAGGTGACCTCATCCACTGTTGGGGGCACGATCGGGTTGCCCTGTAATCCTTTTTTACCCAGGCTCTTGGCCACTCGAAACGCCACGCGCAGTGCCTCGTCCGGGCTGGCGCCCAATTTCTGCTGAACCCACGCCACCAACTTTGAAGCCGGTACCCGCGTGGAGTTCTTCGAGGCCTTCTTCGAATCGTGCCATTCTGCCCCTCCGCTCAAAAACCGGAAGATGTGCTTTCGTTTTGAACTCGGCCCCACACTCAANNCTCTGAGATCTTGCTGTAGATCGACTTGCCTGTGGACCCACTGAATATGGGTACCTTTGGCTTTTCCACTTTCTTGATCGACCCGCCGATGCCCTTCATTGCCGGCCGCAGATATTCCTTATTCACGCCGATTGAACTCAGAAAAGAAAGCTCATTCAACGCTTCTTCCATGCCCTCAACCTTGATGAGCACATCGTTATCGGGCATCAGATCACCCTGACAGAATAATGATTTTTCACCCTTGCGATCTGGTTGGGTGGAAACTCAGAGTAAAAGAAAGACTCGCCGTTCTCTGCGTTTCCCGCTCTGCCCTGAAAACCGGTGCGCGCCTTCATCAACATCAATCCAGAAATTTGACGGCATAACCAGTTCACATCTTCAGGGACCACAAACCGGCTGACCGCAGTCGCTGTGTGATCTGCATCGGTGGTTCCATTCACCCCGCGCTCAATCGCGAAGGTCCTGTAAACTGCCACTGCAGAATCATCCGCGTGGGTTTCGATCGGGGTGTTATTCCATCCCCGCTCAACCGTCAGGTCATCCCCGATAATCCGCTTGATCATCAGGTTCTCATTTCCGAGTAACAGCACTTCGCTGGTATGGAATTCAGCACCATTGTCAACGGTCACGATCTCGTCGGTCTCGTCCACTGCTCCATCTAGCAACGAAGTGGCTGCGGTTGCGACCGGGCTGTTCTTGGATCCATGCCCGGCTGTTACCAGTACCTGTTCGCTTTCAATTTTCAGGACCATACCCACATCGATCACGCTACTGTCGCTTACGTCAAAGGTGATTGCCCCCTTGGCCAGACTCAGAGAATCAAGCACAGATTCACTCTCGTTGTATTTACCCCAGATACCTTCAATTTCTACAGTGTCGTTGCTCCAGATCGACGGGGATTTGACTTTGATGTAAGGGCCATTTACCCACAACGGGGTTTCTGGCATCAAGGTATAGTCGGTCACAGCCAGATCGCAATCCAGAATGGAGGTGACGCTCAAGACCGGGTCGATCTCAAGCAGCCGCTTCATTCTGCCTGCGAATTTGCGCGTTTCCATCATCGGAATGAATGTCCCGATCTCGCGCTCGATGGTCGTGCTGGCCGCCTTGATACGTTCCCAGAAAGAACCGTCGTCACCCTTTTCATTCATGTCGGCAACGAGTTCGCGTAAAGTGCAGTAGATCTGTGCTTTTCTCATCAGTTACCCGCCTTACTTGGTTTTTTTGGCAGCTTTTTCGGGCTTTGGTAGATCAGCCGTCTCAACAACTTTTGATTTCTCTTCCACCGCAGGAACGGCCAGTTTAGCTTTGATCCAGTCAGATCCTGCCGGCATTTCGATTATTTTTCCCTTTGCAATACTGACCATTTGACCGTCAATCAGCGCGGAGAAACTTTTCAAAGCCACAACCCTTATACTTTCGATTTTCTTGCTCATTGTTCCTCGCTTGCTGAGGGGATTTCTCCCCTCAGCAGAGTAAATTACTTGACCTGATAAACTATCCAGCAGCGTGCTGGGCACCGTAGCCGATGGCCCCGGCGATCAGTTGGCCGTAGCACAGACGGGTGCTGTACTTTAAGACCACAATTCGTCTACAGAGTACGGATCCACGATCATGCGCAGGCTGGGGCTCTCGTACAACCCCATGTAATTCCAGTTGCCGAATAACACAGTCTTCGCTTCAGCGGCGATTGCAGCCACTTTGGCTGAATACTCAACCGGGTATTCAAGCAAAGTACGTCCGGCGCCCAGGGCGGTGGCATACACGCGTGGATCGCCAGAGATTTTCTTGATCGCGCCGTAAGTGCTGGGGCGGGTGACCCAGGCGATGGAATTGCCGTCGTCCAGGTATGGGCTGAGGGTGTCGTTGTACACCATGCTGTCCACTTCGCCGTCAGCGATCGCCGTGGCAGAAGCAAATGTCGCCAGCAGAGTGCCGGTTGCAACAGCTTCGGCTACCAGTGCCGCATTGTGGGTGAAAGACAAGGCGCGGCCGATGTTGTTGGCAACCCAGTCCATAACGCCAACATCCTCACCGTCCAGAAGTTCCTCGGTGAGCTCAATTTTCTTGGTCTTTTTCACCAGGGTGAAAGCTTTCACGCCTGTTTGCATAGCATCGCGTCCGAAGTTGTTGCCGTGAGCATCGCTCTGCTCGCTGGTGGTGGCCAGATCTTGAGCGTCTGCATTTTCAAACGGGAAGTTGACAGTGGTGCCTTTACCGGGAACCATCTGCACGCCCAGGCGTTCCGCCAGTCTGAACTCAGAGCGTCGCAGAGCGATCTTGCCAGCGAATCCGGTTGGGACGATATTCAGGCCGTCGGCAGCGGTGGTGATATTCATGGTGCTGTCAGTCACTGCGCGCAGTTCAGATCGTGAAGGCAGCCGAATTTCAACTGCAATTCTTCCGTCACCCCGATCCTCCGGATCTTCAGTAACAAGGCTGCGAACAGCGCCCATATCGCCGGTGCGTAAGAAATGAGCCATGGCTTTATTCTCATCGTCGCCGAGCTTGGTTTTGCTGTTGTAAGCCGGTGCCTTGCGGTTGGTTGAAGGCTCTGGTTCAGCTCCACCGGCGCCTTCAAGAAGTTCTTGGCGGGTAAAGCGTTNNCCTCAGCTTCTGAAATGAAACCGTCGTAGCTCTTTTGTTCCTCGACGTTCAGGTCGCGGTTTTCTTTTTCAGCCGCGTCCACCAGGGATTTCGCCTGGGCCAATACATTGGTGCGTTTGTCGCGTAATTCACGTGCGTTCATTGTTAAACCTCCAAACCACTAATTACCAGTAAGATTGAGCAGCTGTAGTTTCCGCTTACGGTTCGCGTTGCGCACCTGCGCAGCCTTCACCTCGGCCTCATGGTCGACCACCTGGTCAGCATGAGCGAATTCGTCCAGCCGTGAGCGCACAGCGGCGCTCGTTTGCGGGTAAGCCGGGAAAGTCACCGGCGAAACCTCCAGTAATTGCACATCCAGTAAGGTGCGCACGATCTTATTCCCCACACGTTCCCAGTCGTCGTTCTTCGTATAGAACCCGAAAGACATTTGATCCACGTCGCCTCTTTCGATAGAGGTCAGTAGATCGCGTGCATACTGGGTATCCGGTGGGATGATCTCAAATTTTAGGCCCTTCAAATCCTCAGCCAGGCTCAATGTGCGAGCCTTCACCCGTCCCAGCGGGAAATCCGAATTGTGATTCCACAGAGAACGAATATCATCGGCCAGTAACGAATTGGTGAAAGCTCCCGGTGCGATCTTTTCCACAAATCCCCCCAGATCTTCGCTCTCCGAGTTAAAAACAGCCGCATACCCGCTGATCTTTCGCACTCCATCATCGCCAGCATTGGCCCGAATCTCGCTGATCACGAAATTTCTGATTTCCTTCCCTTCGATCACTGGTTTTTCAACAATCTTGTCCATCTCACACCTCTAATAAATTTTCAAAAAGGAATCGTTGTTGCATACTTGGATGCTGACGCGGCTTTCTTTCCAGTTATCCAGGTCGTTATCCAGAGCTTTCAGTGGATCTTCGCCTCTGGTTTCTGCCTGGTTGAGCACCTCGAAGACGTGATTGACCCCTCGTTCTGAATAGATTTCGCTAAATTTTTTGCAATAAAGATCCGGGGAGAGGTGTCTTCTATCCAACAGAATGACTGCAGAGGCGAATACGGGGTGAATCTCGCGCTTGATCCACTCGCAGTGTCCAGCGTAGAAATTTTCAATTGCAGTGCGGAGGGCTGCTCCTGTCAGCTGTTTCTTGGCCAGAACCTTCAGGTCCTGTACTTCACGTTTTATCACACGCGCCATTGTGAAATCGAATTGCATATTCACAGATTCGTTCACGCGCGCTTCGATCTCAGCCTGTGCATTTATTGCACTTGATTCATCGCCTTCTGGTAGATTGTTGGTCTGTAAATTCTGCTTAGCCATAACCTGGTCGATCAATTTTTGATCGGTGTAATTTAACGGAGCTAGATAAACATCTCCGCCCTCTACCGGGTTCATGTTTTCCAATCGGCGAATATCATTGGTGGATAAGAATCCCCATTGCTTTCCGAACCCGTACGCCTGGTATCGCGATACGGTATCGCCTCTCAACAGTCCGTCTACCAGGTGCTCGGCATAAAAGCGCTTTCGCTCACTGGGGAGAAGCAGACGCGCATTGATGCTTTGTTCCCATCGCACCAGCCAGTGACGAACGAAATAAACGACGAACTCAATGGATTGCTGTTCAATATTGCTGAATGTGGCCTTTTCAAGATCAAAGATCAGGTGAGGGGGCACGCCGAAGATGCGTGCGATCTCCGTCACTTGGAATTTACGTGTTTCCAGAAACTGTGCATCTTCCGGGGGGATGCCAACTTCGTGCAGCTTCATTCCTTCTTCAAGGATCATCGGCCGGTGTGAGTTCTCAATACCGGTATGCTCTTCGTCCAGATCGTCTTTCAATCGTTTGTAAGCCGGGTCGCTCAATTGCGCCGGGTGCTCAACCACAATCCCTGGGCGGGCATCGTTCGCGAAAAACTTACTTCCAAATTCTTCTGCATCGATTGCCAGGCCGATGGATTTTTTAGCCATGTAAATAGGGCTGTACCCCATGATGCCATCAAAACCAAGCCCGGGAGTATGCCATATAGTTGCATCACTATAGTTATTTGTCTCGCCATTTTCCTTCTGAAAGGTAAAGATTTTCTGACCGTTGACTATTTTGATTCCTAACATTCGATCTGGGCGTAATGGCCAGATCTCTTCAACGCGTCCTTTTGTGTCGTAAATCAATTGGCAATAGGCGTTCCCATGACTGCAAAGATGAGATTGCAAAACTTCACGCAATTCAAGGGCTGTCATCAACGGGTTGGGTTGAACGTGAAGCAAATCGTATAGGTTGTGATCTTTTGCTCGCTGTTTGTCGCCGTTTATGTCTTCGTAGATCATCAAGGGCAATGAAGCCACAGTATGCGAGATCAGGTTGATGCACGCCCATACAGCCGATACCTGTAAAGACGACTGAGCTGTCACACTACCAGAGGCTCCGCGATTACTCCTCCAGGCTTGCAGAACCACATTGATACCATTCGATAGTTCATCGATCGCGTCTTCAGTGGATCTTCGTTGAGGAGCGTTTTGTTTCCTGCGGAATAATTGATTGAAAAGGCCTTGATTGCTCATAGTCGTCTGATTCCTCGTGTCTCGTAAACGCTCGCGGGTGAACCGCCCTTCAGCACAGAGAACCGCACCATTGCGTTGATGATCGCCGCTAGCGGGTCAATCCGCTGGGTATCGTCTTTGTTCTCTTTACTTAGCTTGATGTTCTCGTTGTTGTCATGAACTTCTTTGGCATTTCCCAACGCCCACTTCAATAAAGGTGATCCATCATGGACCACTTTCTTTTGAGCGATGTAGGTCCTCAACATCTTGGTCGGTTCACTCAGGGTTTGAGTCCCTTGTCGTACCTCAACACAAACCCGCCCCTGTTTGGTTAGCTCAGTAGCCATCATGGTGGCGTTATAAGGGTCGTAGGTGAATTCTTTGATCTTCCACTGATTCTGTTTCTCGTTTTCATCCATGTATCCGATAACCGCTGAGTAGTCGGTGACGTCGCCTTCAGTTTCAGTGACCCATCCATCCTTGATCCAATCCCGGTAAGGAATTCGGTCAGTCTTCTCGTGCCGTTGCACAGCCGCATGGGGGAGAAATCCATGAGCGCATACCGCGATCTTGTCAACATCCGTGAGATAGAATAGCCACCCATCACCGGTGAGATCAAGAGTTTTAGCCAGATCGCCGCCGTTGATGCACTCCAATCCCTTGGTCAATTCCGCGAAAGCAGCTCTCAGTTCTGCAGGGCTAGCCTTGTGAGGATCCAGAACAGCCAGCTCATCCCAGATAGCCAGGTACTCACCGATATAACCGTTGTCGGTGTCATACACCCACTTGTTGAGACGTTTGATCCGAAACGTGCGAATCTTATCGGGGTCTTTCGAGTCAAAGGCTTCATTGTGCTGCTCGATCAGCTCTTGCATTCCCTCTGCCTCTAACATAAGAAGAGGGTTAGCCTTGATCCAGTTGGCCGGGTCGTGCTCGTCATCTTCAGGGTCCAGCTCGCAGATATGCACGAAATACCGTTCATTGATGATCGACCGGTTCAGAATCGCTTTGCACAGTTCATATTCTTTGAAGCATGGGCTCTGCTCGGCATCCATCCCGGCTGTGGTGATAATGAGCATCAACATCTGGGCTCGTTGGCCGCGAGCTGACCAGATCAGGTCGTAGATCTCGCTGGTGGGGTGCGCGTGATATTCATCAATGATTGCCCCCGAAGGATTCAAGCCATCCTTGTTTTTAGTCTCTTTTGAAAGGGGCATCAGCACCCCACCGCGAGTAACATGAGAAATCTTGTAATTTCGGATCTTGAG